CTCGGGGGCCGCCGGCCGGCGTCCCGGGCCCCCGGGCGCGGCCCCGCTTCCCTGCCGGTTGGGGCGGCTGGGACGAGCCGGTGGCTCCCGGAGCGGGGTCCCACATTTCCTCTTCTCCCTGAAACTTTTCCTGTCTTGGCGTGTAGTACCAGGTGAAAGGCCAAGCGGATCCACGCGCCGGCCGTCCCCGTGAGCGGAGTGGAGGCTTGGCGGAATGCATGGCCGGTGCCGAGCACCGGGGGCTGGGGATCCGCGTCCAGAGTTCCAGGCCTCCGGCACCAGAGCGCCGCGATCGGGGGAGCAGGCCGTGCACACGGACGACGAGATCATACGCCTGTGCCAGCAGGGGCGGTCGGAGGGGTTCGCCCTCCTTCTCGACCGGTATCAGGTGCGCGTCTACCGGCGTGCCTACACCTTCCTTCGCGACCGGGAGGACGCCCTCGACGCCGCCCAAGAGGTGTTCATGCGGGTTCTGCAGGCGATCCGCCACTTCGAGCGGGGGCGGGCCATCTGACCCTGGCTCCGCCAGGTGACGACCAACACCTGCCTCAACCGCATCCGGGCGGCCGGCAGCCGTCCCGCAACGGTGCCGCTGGACGGGGAATGGGAGCACCTGGAGGCCACGACGCTCGAGGGCGATCCGGAGCACCGGGCCATGGTGGCCTGGGACCGGGAGCGGCTGGAGCTGGCCCTTGGTGAGCTGCCGCCGGAATACCGCATGGTCATCGTCCTCCGCCATCAGGAGGAGATGAGCTACGAGGAGATCGCGCAGGCGATGAGGCTCCCCCTGGGCACGGTAAAGACCTACCTGTTCCGGGCTCGTCGGGCTTTGAGGGCGGCGATGGAAGGGGCCAGGGCGCCCTCCGGGCGGCATGCCGTCGCTCCCTCGCAGGCGGAGGATGTCTGGCAATGAGCTGCGTGGACGATGCGCTCCTGCAGATGTATGTGGAAGGCGTTCTGGACGCCGCCGACGAGGAGATCCTCCGCGCCCACCTGGCCCGCTGCCCCCGGTGTCGCCAGCACGTGGCCGCGTACAAGGAGCTCATGTGGGACCTGGAGCACCTGCCCGAGCCTGCGGTTCCGAAGGAACTGGATCAGCTGCACGAGACCCTGCTCCGGGCCTGGAATGAGCAGCGGCGGGAGTCCAGCCGGTCCAGGCGGGCGCGGGGGTTGATCCCCGCCTGGGCGGGGTACAGCGTGGCCTGGGCGCGGTACGCCATGCCCCTGGACCTGGTGGGAGGCCTCCTTTCCCGGGCCGGCAAGCAGGTCCTGGCGTCCAGGCTGCCGCTGGCCCGGCGGTTCCTGAAGAAGGGGTAACGGCCGTTGGGGTAGCTCTGGCCATCCTGGTCGGGATGGGCTGGGCCCTGGCTGGCCTTGCGGCCCTGCTGCTTTTGGGGCTCTTGATCCCCCTCCGAGCCTCGGGGATGGTGAAGGATCTGGCCGTGAGCGAGTCGGGAGGGGCGAACCTGGAGCCCACAAGCTGGCGGGTCCAGGTGGACTGGGGCTTCGGGCTGGTCCGTTTCAGCAGCGCGAAGGAGCCTGGGAGCGAGATAGGGGTGTTAGGTGCCCTATTGGACGCCGTGAGCATGGGCCTACGGCGGTGGGACGAGACCAAGCTTCCGTGGCGCCCCCGAATGGCCGACTATGCCCGCTGGATCGCAGCCGCTGAACCGGCCTTGCCCTGGGAAGCTGGTGCCCACCTGGACGTGTACGCCGGCAACCGTAAGGAAGCGGCGGCGGTGTCCCTGGAGTCCAACGCCGTAGCCCAGGCCGTACTGGCCCTGATGGAGCGGCGGGAAGAGTGGGAAGGGACCGCCGGGGAGTTGCTGGAGGCCCTGGCCGAGTACGCAAGCGAGAAGGACCAGAAAAGCAAGCATTGGCCCGGTACGCCCCGGGCGCTTTCGGGGCGGCTGCGACGGGTTGCGCCCCTGCTGCGGCAGGCTGGCCTGGAAGTGGAGTGGTCCCGAGAAGCCAGTTCCGGGGGCCGGCGCCTTATCACGTTACGCAAGAAGACTAAGGACGACGCAGACCGTCGCAACCGTCGCCTGGACACCGAAAATCCGCATGACGACGGCATTTCCGTGGCGACGCAAAGTGCGACGGTATGCGACGGTGGGCCCGTCGTACCGTCGCCCCTACCGTCGCATCTGAAACCCGCACCAGAAGCCGATTGCGACGAGGGCGACGGTAGCGACGCAAATTCCGCCGCCTTTTCTACGGAGCGCGCGGTTTCAAACCCGGATCCGGCGCAGGATGAGGAAACGGAGTACTTCTGAACGCGCACGAAGGGGGTAATCCAACGTGACGGTGGACGAGCTTCTCCAGACCATCGAACGGCGGGGAGCCACCCTTCGGGTGGTCGGTGACCGCCTGGCGGTGCGCCCCAAGTCCGCTTTAACGGACGAGCTGCGGGCCGCCATTCGGCGCCATCGGGAAGAGCTGGTGGCCCGCCTGAAACCCGAGCCGACCTGGCGAGACTGCACCCCGGAGGAGGCCCGGGAGGAGCTGGCCCGTTACAAGCGTGAGGGCTGGATCGCCATCTACTCCGAGGTGCTAGGCGAACCCATCATCTTGGCCCGGGACGAGGAGGCCGCGAAGGTGGCGCCGGCTGGATTCGTGACCTACACCGAGGCCGAAGTGGCCTTGCTTCTCGCGGCGACGCCCGACGAGCTGCGCCAGGTGCATGAGGCCAAGAGGCTTACGGGTGGATGGATTCGAGAGCGAAAGGTGTGAGGACCCGATGACGCGGCAAGCGACGACGATGAGACGGGCGAGGTTCGCCAGCGGCAAGACGCGGCGGCCCGAACGAGAGCTGCCCGTTAAGAACCCGTGGAGGCTTCTGGCCCTTGGCATCATCCGTGAGGCCCAGCGGGACCTAAACGAAGGCCCGCCGCACCGAGTGGCGGACGCGGGGGCCTTCTTGGCTGGCGCCTGGTTCGAGCAGCTGGCGGAATTCGCCGACCTAAACCCCGACTACGTGCGCCGGAAGCTGCTGGCGGGGGCGGCTGCGGAGTACGACGAAGCCCNCCGNGTTGCTGTNAAGTGACAAAACTTAACAAACATACATTCCCATGCTACCCTGGGGGTGAAGGGAGCGGTGACGGTGCCGACGCTGCCTTTGCCCCCTTGTCGCGTTCCAGGGTGCCCGAACCTGCAGACACCGAAGCGCAAGGGATACTGCGAGGAGCACCAGCACCTGGACGACGAGCGGCGCCGGCGGGGACGGTACAGGGGTTCCGCCCGGGCCAGGGGCTACACCCGGAGTTACGAAAAGCTGCGGGCCTGGGTGCTGCAGCAGGAGCCGCTTTGCCGACGGTGCCAGGCGCAAGGGCGCATCCGGCTGGCAACGCAGACGCACCGCATCGTTCCCCTAAGTCAAGGCGGCACCAACACCGCCGACAACCTGGAGCCAATTTGCGACGAGTGCCACGCGGCGCTTCACCGGGAGGACGCTTAGGCCGTTTTTTCTGGCGGCGGCCCCGGGGGACCGGCGGCGGCCCCTTCCGTGAACGCCTGCGGTTTTCGTAAAGCGCGAAACCTTCACGCCGGGAGGCCCGGAGCATGAACAAAGGCGGCCGTGGCCGACGCACACCAGCACACCTGAAGGCCCTGACGGGGAATCCGGGGCAGAGGCCCGTCAACACGCCGCCGGAGTTGCCGCCGGGAGTGCCTGCGCCGCCGGAGGACCTGCCGGACGGCGCCCGGGCACTGTACGAGAAGCTGGCCGTCATTCTGTCCAACGCGGGCCTGCTCACCGAAGCGGACGGCCCGGCTCTTGCGGATTTGGCCCTGTGCCTCCACCGGCTGCGGGAGTGCGAGGCCATCGTGGAGCGGGAGGGGCTGGTAGTGCAGGGCCGAGACGGCCCTAAGGCGCACCCGGCCACCCGGCTTGCGAAAGATTACAGACAAGCGGCGCAAGCCTGGGCGCGAGCCTTCGGGCTGACGCCCCATGCCCGCGGCAGCCTGGACGTGAAGCCCACGGGCGGCGTCAAGGACCCGCTGGAAGAGCTGCTGGAGGTGCGCTGACGCGGTGAACCCGGGCGAGCGGGCCGTGAGGTTCATAAACGCCCTGCGGCACGTCAAAGGCGAATGGGCGGGGCAGCCATTCCGGCTGCGCCCGTGGCAGGAGCATTTTGTCAGGGAGTTGTTTGGCACCCTGCGCCCGGACGGCCTGCGCCAGTACCGCACCGCATCCTTATGGATTGGCCGCAAGAACGGCAAAAGCTCCCTGGGGGCCGCCATCGCCCTTTACCTGCTGGTGGGCGACGGCGAGCCGGGCGCCGAGGTAATCCTGGCGGCTTGCGACAAGGACCAGGCAAGTTTGGTGTTTGACATTGCCGTCGGCATGGTGCGCCAAAGCCCGTACCTGTCGGGGCGGCTGAAGGTGGTCCCCAGCACGAAGCGGATCGTGGACCCGCAGACCGGCAGCTATCTCCGGGCCATCCCGGCGGACGCCGCCGGTTCCCACGGCTTCAACGCCCACGGCGTGGTGGCGGACGAGCTGCACGCCTGGCCGAATCGGGAGCTTTACGACGTGCTGCAGACCAGCATGGGCGCCCGCCGGCAGCCGCTGTTCCTGACCATTTCCACCGCCGGCTTCGACCGCCAGAGCATCGGCTATGAAGTGTACGAGTACGCCTGCAAGGTTCGGGACGGCATCATCGAGGACCCGACCTTCTACCCCTGCATCTACGCAGCCGACGAGGGCGACGACTGGACGGACGAAGCGGTCTGGCGCAAGGCGAACCCTGCCCTGGCGGACTTCCGCAGTCTGGAGGAAATGCGGACCCTGGCCGAGAGGGCTAAGGCCACGCCAGCCCTGCAGAACACGTTCCGGCGGCTGTACCTGAATCAATGGACGGCGCAAGAGAGCCGCCGGCTGGACCTGGCCGCCTGGGAGGCCTGCGGCCGCATGGTGGACCGGGCCGCTTTGCGGGGCCGGGAGTGCTACGCCGGCCTGGACTTGTCCAGCACGACGGACCTAACGGCCCTGGTGCTGGCCTTCCCCATCGACGACGAGGTATACGTCCTGCCCCACTTCTGGATCCCCAAGGAAACGGCCCAGCGGGCCGAGCAGCGGGACCGGGTGCCCTATCTGACCTGGGCGCGGCAGGGGTTCCTAACGCTCACCGAGGGGAACGCCGTGGACTACGCCCGGGTGGAGGCCGACATTAAGGCGCTGGCCCAGGAGTTCCGCATTGTCGAGCTGGCTTATGACCGCTGGAATGCCAGCTATCTGATTCAGCGGCTGCAGGAGGACGGCGCCCGGGTGGTGCCTGTCGGCATGGGCTACGCTTCGCTGTCGGCACCCATGAAGCACCTAGAAGAGCTGGTGCTGACGGGGCGCCTGGTGCATGGCGATCACCCGGTTCAAACGCCTACGCCCTGGTGGTGCGGAGCGGCGGCCGGCCGGTGGCCCTGTGGCCGCTGCATCCCACCCGGGTTAGCCTGGACGACACCGGAGGCGTTTTCACCTACAAGGTGAGCGGCCCGGGCGGCATGGAGCAGCACCCGCCGGAAGACATCGTGCATGTCCCGATTCTGGCACCGGACGGTGTACGGGGACAGTCCCCCGTCACCCTGGCCCGGGAGGCCATCGGTGCAGCGCTGGCGGCCGAGGAACACGCGGCCCTGTACTTCGCCAACGGGGCGCAGCCGTCCGGTGTGCTGGTGCACCCGGGGCAGCTGTCTCCCGAAGCGGCCCAGCGGCTGCGGGAGAGCTGGCGGGCCGCTCACGGGGGCCGCAACCGGCAGGGGACGGCCGTTCTTGAAGGCGGCATGGAGTACAAGCCCATCGCCAACACGGCCAAGGACGCCCAGCTGATTGAGGCCCGCCAGTTCGCCATGAGGCTGCTGGCGGTCGCCATGCGGATTCCGCCGCACCTGCTGGACCCGTCCGTGCGGGGCGCCTATGCCAACGTGGAGACCCAATCCCTGGAGTTCCTGACGTTCAGCCTGCAGCCGCTTTTGACCCGGTTCGAGGAGGCTTTCACCCGGCGGCTGTTCACGGCCCAGCAGCGGCGCCGCTACTACGCCGAGTTCCTGGTGGACGGCCTGCTGCGGGCGGACACCCGGACCCGGTACGAAGCGTACAAGACCGCTATCGAGGCCGGCTTCATGGGTCCGGACGAGGCCCGGGAGCGCGAGAACCTGCCCAGGAGGTGATAACGTGGGCGAAGAGCTGGAAACCCGCAGTTGGCCCTTTGCGGCCGAGCTGAGGCAAGAAGGCGAGCAGCCGGTCCTGGTGGGCTATGCCATCCGCTGGGGCGAGGTGTCCGAGCCGCTGCCCTTCCGGGAGCGGTTCCTGCCCGGCGCCTTCACCAAATACCTGGAGAGCGGCCGGGAAGTGCTGGCCCTGGTGGGGCATGAGCTGTCCAAAGTGCTGGGCCGCCGGAGCAACGGCACGTTGACGCTGCGGGAAGACGACGTGGGCCTGTGGGTGGAGATCCGCCCCAACATGGAGACGAGCTTTGCCCAGGACCTGGTGGCCCTGGTGCGACGGGGCGACTTGAAGCAGATGTCCATCGGCTTTGTGGCGACGGAGGACCGCTGGGCCAATGACCCGCAGGTGGGCCGCATCCGGGAAGTGCTGGAGGCGGAGCTGCGGGAGGTGTCCATCGTGTCCTTGCCGGCTTACACCTGCACCAGCGTAACAACGAGAGGAAAGGAGAGCGAGAGCATGAGCGAAGAGGTTCGCAACACACAGACCGCTGTCGTGGAGGAGGAGCGGGACGAGCGGAAGGAGCAGCCGGCCGCCGAGGAGCGGCAGCAGCCGGCGGCGGAGGAGCGCACCGCCCCCCGGGTGGACGTGCGGCTGGCAACGCCGGCGGCCGAGACCCGCAGCACGGCCTTTTCCGACTACCTGCGTGGCCGGCCCTTTGACATCCGCGCCATGAAGGTGGGCGACGGCGCCGCCGGAGGGTTCCTGGCGCCCGAGAGTTTCCAGGCCGAGCTGATCCGCTGGCTGCGGGAGGCTAGCGTCATGCGCCAGGTGGCCAGGGTGATCGGCCCCATCGCGGCGGCCAAGGTGACGTTCCCGGCCCTGGAGAACGCTGTGACCGCCGCCTGGACGCCCGAGACCCAGGCCATCACTCCGAGCGACCCGACCTTTGCCCAGGTGGAGTTCACGCCGCACAAGCTGGCGGCCCTGACGCTGGTCTCCAACGAGCTGCTGGCGGACTCCGGCGTCAACGTGGAGCAGCTGCTGGCGCAGCTGTTCGGCGAGGAGTTGGGCGAGAAGGAGGATGCGGCCTTCTTCAACGGCACCGGCAACGGGCAGCCGTCCGGCATCCTGCGGGACGACCGCATCCCGACGGTGGCCGCCAGCGGCCAGGAAGACATCACCGCCGACGACATCCTGGCGCTGTACGACGCCCTGCCGCCGCAGTACCGGCCGAACGCCGTTTGGATCATGCACCCGGCGGTGATGAGCGTCCTGCGGCGCCTGAAGGACGAGCACGGCCAGTACCTGCTGGTGACGGGCCTGGCTGCGGCGGCGCCGACCACCTTGCTGGGCCGGCCGGTGTACCTGACAAGCCACATGCCCGAGCTGGCGGCCGGCGCCAAGACCATCCTGTTCGGGGATGTGCGCCGGGCCTACTACATTGTGGACCGGCAGGGTGTTGAGGTGCAGCGTTCGTCCGACCGCTACTTTGAGCAGGACGTGACCGCCTTCCGGGCCATCGTCCGCACGGACGGGAAGGTTGTCTTGCCGGACGCGGTGCGCTTCCTGCAGCAGCCGGCGTAACACGGACGGCGGGGCGGGCCACCACCCGCCCCTGCCCCTATTCCGGGGGGTGAAGGCATGAGCTGGAGCGTTCAGACCGTGACCCCGCCGGCGGGCCTGCCGGTGACGCTGGAGGAGGCCAAGCTGCACCTGCGGCTGCCCTTGGAGTTCCCGGAAGAGCAGCAAACCGTGGAGGACGAGCTGATCCGGCGCCTGATTGCGGCTGCCACCCAGGACGCCGAGCTGTACCAAGGACGGGCCTACATCACCCGCACCTTGCGGCTGAACCTGGACCGCTTCCCGGCCGGCAACGGCCCCATATACCTGCCCTTCCCGCCGGTGAAGCAGGTGCTCTCGGTGGAGTACACCGACGCCGCGGGCCAGCAGCACACCCTGCCTGCCACCGACTACGTGGCAGACCTGGCCGCAGCCCCGGCCCGGCTGGTGCCTGCACCTGGCAAGGGGTGGCCCTTGACATCCCTTCGTCCCGTGGCAGGTGTGACTGTGACCTACGTAGCGGGCTACGGGGAGGACCCGCAGGACGTGCCGGAGAACATTCGTTCTGCCATCCTGCTCTTGGTGGGCCACCTGTATGAGCACCGGGAGGCCGTCTTCTCGGACCGGGGCACGCCCCAGGAGCTGCCCCTGGGTGTCACCTACCTGCTGGCGAAGGACCGGGTGTTCGTCCCGGAGGTGGCATGATGGGCGCAGGACGGTACCGCCACCCGGTGGAGATTCAGCACAAGAGCTGGGTGCAGGACCCTTTGACCGGGGAAATGCGGGAAGACTGGACCACCTATGCGCGGGTATGGGCGGCGGTGGAGGACCTAAGCGGTCGGGAGTTTTGGGCGGCGCAGCAAGTGCAAAGCGAAGTCACCACGCGGGTTCGGTTCCGATACCTGCCTGGTGTGGAACCGTCCATGCGGGTGCTGCACGCTGGCCGCCAGCTGGAGATTGTGGCGGTGCTGGAGCCGGACGGCACCCGCCGGGAGCTGCAGCTGCTGTGCAAGGAGCTTGTGGAGTGAAGGGAGCGGCGGGCGGTGGAAAGCCCGA